GGATTTCCTGCATCTACAATAACACAATCAACATTTTTACCTGTAGAAGTTATTCTAACAGTTCCAGTTGCATTAGCAGTACTGTCACTGCCCCAACCCACTCTATTCACTCCTTCAGTGCATCGCAGCAGTGCCCAGTTAAGCATGACGTTACTGGTACTTCCGGATTTATTCCAGTTACTTGATGTTTGCACAGTAGTGGCATAGGTTCCTGCCTTACCACCGATATACCGAGGATGTATTGAAACTGATTCTACTCTAGGATCAGATTTTAATTCTTCTGCTTCCCATTCAGTTAACATGTACCAAGTAGCTCGACTCAATGGTTTAAGCTCGGTGCAGGCTACTATTCTTTCAGGTGCGGAGCTACCGCTGTATCTCCCATAGTCTGCCATTTCGGCATAGAAAGAATCTAAATCTTCATAATTTTTTAAAATTACTGAGTATTCTTTTGTTTGTACATACTTGCTAATTGAATCAGACATGTATAGTCCTTATCGTCTGCGTATTTTAGGTCTTGGAAATACATTACCCGATGTTGGTCGTATTTTATAATTGGTTTTAGGAAATGTATTTCCTGAATCTTGACGTTCTTTATTATAAAATAAAAATTTATTTTCTCCGCCTTGCAATGAAGTAGTGTCGTTAAAACCGCCCAATGTTTCATACATCTTATCAACTTTACTGTAATTTAAAATATACGACTTAGCTTCTGCTTGCGTCAGCGTCGGGTATGTTTCTAATGCAATAGCCAACACCCCAGCTACTTGAGCGGAACTCATACTAGTTCCGCTATACTTTTGATATAGATATCCTGCTGTAATTGTTCCAGTGTCTGCGGTAGTAGATAAGTCTAATCCTGTGTTAGCATACGTAAATGTTGTTGCACCTGTACGTACAATATCAGTCATCGATGCATTAAATGTTGTTTGACTAGTACACGCTATTGATACTAAGTCGTTAGTCTGTAATCCGTGCGCAGAAGTAGTTGTAACTGTGGCAACGTTGGTATTTCTAGATACTGAAACTAGATCAATTATAATAGAAGATCCGTCGTTCACTGGATCGTTTCCAATCCAACTAGTTCCAGTAGCACCGGCACCATCGTATACTCCGCTCATAATATTATATCCGGGAGCGTATATATCAACACCTGGACCAGTATTGCTATTTTGTCCCTTACTTTCTTCTGACGTGCTTGCAACAGCGCCTACAGATATCATATTTAGATTTGCATCTGCTGTACCTCTAGAATTTGCAGGTGTTGAGCCTCTATGGTAATAGAATGGTGCACCATTATCTACAAAATAATTATCATAGTCGGCACCACCGGGTGTATCAACTTTAAATCCGCCATTGCCTGCTGAGCCTACGAATATAATACCGTCTGCTATAGCATCGGTTATATCAGCATCTAGCGCAGCATCTCTATATGGTGCTAGCTCGCCGCTTTGCATAATGCCGTAATCTTGTAACTGGGCTAGGGTAAACTCAGCTCTGTATGCAGAGTTTTGATCTATATGCAGGTCAATTCTATTCTTATTAGCGGTAGCTTCATAGAAAGTCATTTCCCATAGCATAGTTGGAGCACCTAGTACTCCGCCGTTAGCTGCATCGTGCCCTTCCCATCTTACTCTAAATGTTCTATTAGGTGTAGTACCGGTAGTACCAGTCCACAGACTTTGACAACTTCGATCACCTGCTGAAATACAAATTTTTCTAGCACTAGGGGATCCAGGTCCAATATCTACAGTATACGGATTTCCATAACCGCCAAATGTAACAAGACTGTTAGTATTGACAAATAGATATTGATTATTACCACTTGTTCCAGTTCCGTAGTTTTGACCAAAGAACGTAACTTGGAATGGGAATGTAATTTGCCAAACGGAATCGTCGTAGTCGTTTACACCATCCGGGCTTATAAATGTAGGCACACCTGCATTAGCGAGACCAGTACGGCCGCCTATGACTTTGCTTATACTACCAACGCTGCAACTCCCAGGCGAACTGCTAGTGGTTACTATTTGATTACCGCCGTTGCTAATATTAGCCAATGCTGATGCTAGTACTGTAGTAGTACATACTGCACTAAACCCTGTATCTACTACAGGTTCTAATAGCTGTTCTGCTGTGATATCTGCACCGCGGTATCTTATTTTACTAAATCTTGAATTGCCGAGGCCGTTGGTTGTATTTGTTACGTTAACCTTTGTGCCTAGCCCCCAGCTGTTATTTACAATAGTTGGGTTAACAACACCAGTAGCAGGGTTAACTGATTTTGAATTGTGCCACGCTCTAATATAGTCAATAACATATTGAGACGGAGTAAAGCCAGTGCTTGAGGGCACAAGTGGATCGACATTGCCTCCAGGACTAGAATCACCATCGTTGCTTGTAAATCCCCCAGTGTCGTGTCTAAAATTATAAATGTTGGCGTCTCGAGCCCAACCTTGTGTGTTACCTGCTATTGTTGCAGCTACGTGTGTAGCATGATTGTTAACACCAGTATAGTTATCATAATTATAAGTTGAATCAGTATTGGCGGGCCATACAGCTGCATTATGATTTGCAAACCAATCATACTGAATTAATCTACCGTCAAACTCACTATGTGCTGCGTAAGCAATGTCGTCAACTACTACAACATCTACATTTTTACCTGAGCCTGTTATATTGATAGTGGCTGTTTGGCTACTAGCACCGCTTTCTGATCCCCACCCTGATATGTTATCACTCAATGTAGATCGATATAATCCCCAATTTTTTTGTCCAACAATAGAATTATTACCTCGACTCCACGCAGCTGTTTGACTGTGTAATTTGGTTTTAATTCCTAGTTTAGCCGAAGGTGTACTTATTGACTGGACCCGCGGGTCGTTTTTAAGTTGATCAACTTCGTCGGGCGTAAGATAGTAGTGTGTATTTCTACTAATTGGTCTTCGATTAGCACATTGTACAGCACGTTCTGGAATTTGCCCTCCAGAACCTGTATTTTCCATCTCAAAGTAAAAACGTTCTAAGTCATCTTTATTTTTGAGAGTAACAATATATTCTCTAAAAATTGTTGGCATATTATGCCTCTAGTTGTAGTATTGTTAACGTGACTGTAATAGTCCCAGTAGCTCCACTTAAATTTGTCACAGCAATTGGTATAGCAGTAGTTGGGCTAGATTCAGCATTGAATCCAATAGTTCCCGGACTAATTAAAATTGTTTGTGCTGATGTTGTAATTACTTCTGCAATTACTCCTGCTCCTGGAAGAGGATCACTGCCTTGTAATCTTGTACCATCAGCTGTTAGTGATGCTGAGTCTGTATACAATCTTACCCAAGCTGCAGCACTGGTTTGAATTTTAAGAAGTGCATAAGTTTTAAATCCTGTAATGCTACCAGTCCACGAAGCGTTATTTGCAATTGAACCACTAGTAACTGCTGCCGGCGCCCTTGTTCCTAATCCAGTACCACCACCACCACTAACAGTGGTAAATGTAAATGTGCCAGACCCGTTGGTTGTAAGTACTTGCCCGTTAGTGCCGTCGCTAATACCTAAATCACTTAAGGTTACTGTATCCCATGCTGTTGCGTAGTCTGTACCGCTAGTCTTACGTAGATACTGTCCAGTTGTACCACCTGTAGGAACACCTTCTCCGTTAGTACCATTGCTACCATCTGTTCCGTCTGCACCATCTGTTCCGTCTGCACCATTTTGAACATCGAATGTTGAAGTAGTTAAATCGGTATAGGTTATAGTGTAAGTATCTAAAGATCCAGCAGACCCATCACCGTTAGTTCTAATAATACTGGTAATACCAACACCATCTGTTCCGTCTGCACCATCTGCTCCGTCAGCACCTGCTGGGCCTTGAAACTCACCGAGATCGACCCATTGCGTACTGTCCCATGTCCATAAGTGCGAAGGCGCAGGTGATGTAACTACGTAACTATCACCTGTTTGTTGCCCTGTAATAGTTAGTAATGCGGTATAGTCAGCTACTGTACCTTGAATATTTAATGCTCCAATACTTACTCCACCGACTGTAGATCCTGCTGGCAATTCAACAAAGCCACCGGGTGTTACTAACTGTAAATTATTTCCTGCAGTGGTAATTGATGAAGTGCTACCGACATTGATAGATCCGTGTAAAAACAAATCATTAAATTTTACTGTTGAGCTACCAAGGTCGTATGTATTTGTTGTACTAGAAATAATATCGCCAACAATGCTATGTCCGTTAACATCAAGATTTCCACCTAGTTGCGGACTAGTATCTTCTACAACATTTAATAATCCTGAAGCTGAACTGGCAATAGTAATTGTGCTAGCATCAGTTCTTGTAACCGTAACGTTTGTACCTGCTGCTAACTTAACATCATCAGCACTACCCGTACTAGGAGTTAGTCTTAAATTAGTGCCGCCGGTTGCTGTTTCTGCTGAAATCGCATAGGTTAATCCAGCATCTGTTCCGTTAACCCAATTACTGCCATCATACTTTAGCACTTGTCCCGTAGAAGGACCAGTAATAAC